GTTTTGCCCTTGCTCATGTGAGCTTTGAGTGCGCTTTTGAGATCCATTTTAATTACCTTAAAGATTAGGACATAGTAAACCAAGCGGTGGCGGAAACCCTAACATATTGCATTTTCCCACTAACGGCGAGAGTTACACCAGCACCAGCAGTGCCCCCGTTAATTGTACCGCTTGCGCTATTTGGGTAAACCGTCAGTGCGTTAGCCCCGCTATTAACTATCCAGATTGCTGTACCGGTTACGTCGGGCAACGTGACACCCGAACTTGCTGGGGTTGTGGCTACTACATTGAAAGTCGCCGTTAATGCAGTGGCAGTAGCAAGTGTAGTCCCGGCAGCAGTAACGGACGTAGCGGTGTTCTGAGCAACCTGCCCGTTAACATCAAGGGCGCAAGCAGGCGCGGTCTTTCCAGATCCAATCCCGACATTGCCACGGATGTAGTTTTGCGCCGTGTTAGCGAAGTACAGATTCCAAACGTTTGCAGCGGCGGCGAGGTCTGATTGAAACCCGAAGTTATTCGTCGCAGCCGTTAAGTTACTGAGAACACGGAAACCGTACTGATTACTTACAACCGACGGGGAGTTAACAGTAGCGCCAGTAGCCCGGAAGTGAGCCAAGGCCGGAAGCGTAAAAGATGCCGCTGCCGTGGATGCAACAGAATCAAATGATGTAAAGCTGCTGGTAACGCCGGACTGAATCTCCCCAGTAGAGCGCGCCGCTACGAATGAAGTACTACCCGAGAATGGGCCATTAACAGTGAGGGACGAATTGAATGCGGGCGACGTAAGTTTTGCGTATTCCGTCCATGTGGGCGTGCCACCGGAGCTTGACTTATACCCCGTCCAAAGCCTTCCGTTTGCCGTCGCTACATAAGCGGTTGTCGGCGTACCATCCAAAGGCAGCGCAACAAAACTAGAAATAACCCCTGTACCACCTATTGCTCCAGAAAGTAGCCGACCAATCTGTGAGTAGTTGCCAGCAACATCAGTAAGATCAGGGACGTTCCTAGAGGTATTGCCAAACCCGTAAGTTGAGACTAGCTCCGCTGTAGCATACGTTTTGATCGCGGCAGGTGTGGTTGATACAGTCGAAGAACTCTGAACAATCGGAACAAGCTCTGTTCCAGTAAGCGCGGCAGCGGCAGCGAGTTGCGAGATTTTTTGGTCAGCCATCTTGTCAACCTATCATGAGCCTGTCGCCAGACTCAAGGAGAATGGAATCACCGCTTTCGGTGAGAAGCGCACCCGTCACAACTGCAACTGATGTGGCGCTAAAGAACCCGCCGGAGAACATCCCCCCGGTATACATACCACCAGAGAAGAACGTCGTAGCTGCTGCCGGTGGCGTACTGCCGCCTCCAACACTAAAATACCCGCCCGCGTAGAATCCGCCTGCGTAGAACCCACCAGAGAAGAAGCTTGTCGCAGTAACAGGCGGGGGAGTAATACCGTTGGTAGTAAGAACCCCAGCAGCAAGACTTACGCCTACGCCGTTATAGATGACCTCTGTGTAGCTGCGGCTCTGCGGATATGAAGCGACATCCGATCTTGGATCGCGTACAGCCTGGGGGTCGTTGACCGGGTACATCCCGAGCTTAAGCTGCGGGTGATCTGGCTCCCAGCATTCAGGGCATACAAGAATATTTACACGCTTAGTCTTGATCGTCAATGATTTAAGCTTTTGCAGCTTAAACCTAAACCCGCACCTATCGCATTGCGCAATTGAAAACTTGCCAGAGGAAAACCGATTAGGCATTGCGCGTCCTACCGGTAAAAGGTGTTCCTTGGGACAAACCTTACCGGAGCTTTTTCACGATCCTCGGAAGAGGCCAAATCCCACTGCCTCTCATACTCAGCTTGGAGCATAGGCAAGCGCGGAGCGGCCTCGGGTATTTTCATTGCGATCTGGTACGCCAGCCCAGCGGTCAGCGCAGGCAAGAAACGATACGGGATATCAGCAGTGCCATCGCCGTTGCCTGCATCTTGAAGCCGGCGCAAGCGCCAGTACACAAACGTGTAGGAATTATCTGACGGCACCGGCCACACAGTGATGGTTGGGTACTGAATGCCCGCAGGAGTCGCAATCCCTGACTGCCGGTTGATGTAGACCTGAATGGGCCTACCCGTATTGAGCTTGTTTGGGATCGTGGAATACGTCGAGACTGAGATACGCGAGATGTTGATGTCCGTCTGCGTAGACGCATTGCCGGGGTTTTGCCGGATCACATGCTCAATCAGGTCAATCGTATCTACTGGCAAGTTATATGTAGCGGTACCCGCCACAAGCGCAATCGACCCGCTCTCGACCGTCCAAAGGTTAATGCCGCGCGAAGCCCACTCCATCGTCAATAAATTGAGGCTACGCCGTGCGGTTCTAAAGTCATAACCTGAGCGCATTTCTGAGCCAGCGCGCTCATAGGCTTCTTCAAACAGGTCAGTAAGCTGTAGATCGAAAGAGGAAGTTCCGGAAGTAGTCATGCCAAATACTCCAGCCGCCAGCCTTTAGACCGGTGTTGCTTTTTTACCGCCTGCGCCACTGCTTGAAGCGACACCCCTAAATCTTTGGCGGCTGCGGCTGCTGTGGGCCAATAACCAACCCCGTAAAAGATATGGATCCCAGCGACCTTGCGGGCCATATGGTTTTTTCCCCCAGCCTGCTCCTGCCCGCGACCGAAGAACGGATTGGTTTGCCCACGCATAATACCTCTCGCCCGCAGTAATGCAGAATGTTCAGGGCGTTTTTTGCCAGCAAAGGGACGAGATGCGTTTTCTTTGAGTTTGGCCCTGACCTCGGGCCTTCTTGACACATTACCATCGCCACGCATTGAATCAATAAACAACTGCTTTGCTGCGGCGTAATCTTTACTGCGGCGCTTATTTTGGTCATGCACCATCAGGTTAAACGCCCGTGCTGCTGCGCTGGTTTTGTAAATACGGTAAAGCATCCAATGAGCCAAAAAATGCTCTCTGGGCGTCAATGCCACTAGATTATCTGGCGCGTCTGTTCCACCCTCGCTACGGGGCACAATATGATGGATCTCCACATATGGCGGAGCCACTGACCGGGACTTTGCGCCCGCGATCAGTTTTTCATATCGAGCTTTACCGGAGGTAGTCATTACGGAGTCTGGTCGGTAGTCACATTAGTGCGGTTGCCGTTGCCGTCAATCGTTGCCGTCACACGGGGCTTGGCATTAGTCACAGCAGCGTTAAACACCTCGGTGCCAGACCCTGTACCAGAACGCCGGCCCATCAGCACCGCACCCATCAGACGCAGCGCACCCCGGAAGGTCATACCCGCTTCAACCGTCTGAGTATCAAAAATCTCGGTAGCGATCTGGGCAGTGGTGGGTACAGCAGAAGTAGTCTGCGCGGAAGTCAGAGGCTGGTTCAGCCCTTGCGGGAATACTGCAAACACGCTTCGCGTGCCCCCCGTGGTGAGCGCCACATCCCAACCCCGGTCAATCGTTGCAACTTTAGATGTACCGTTGTAGGCAGTGATGATCCGAGCTTGGTTCGCGCCGTCGCCGCTAATGATCGCAACAACCGAGCCTTTGTAGAAGTCAGTCTGCGCGGCAGCGGTAGCGTCGAGGGTGATTGCAGTGTCGCCTGCACTTTGTGCAGCTTGGGGTACGCCTACTTGCAGGGCAGCAGCTTTGGTCGTTTGCAGCCGGAAGAACTGATCTTGGATAACTTTGGTGACATCTTGGTCAATCACCTGAATAACAATCTCAGTTGCTTCAGTCTCAGCAGCACTCAGAGTCCAAGACCAAGCAGCCGAACCGGACAGCGTAACAGTTGACGGCAGCGTAGCGATGTTGGCGAAAGCCCCACCGTCTTTACTGATCTTTACGTCCCCAGCGGCAGGAGTCCAATCAGTGCCAACAATGGCGTAATTCGTTGAACTAGCCTTGACGATGGGGGCGCGGAACGTATACGCGGTGCCCCAAGGAATAGAGATTGTACTCATTAAAAAGTCCTTTTAAGCGACGCCGCGCTCAATACCACGAAAGATACCACGGGACAAGGGTTCAGAATAGTCTGTCGATGGCGACACACCGGAGGATTGATACTGAGCTTCGGCCCAAGTAATGCGGGCTTCGTAGGGGTTCAGATATTCCCACGCACCGATGGTGGGGGTTGTGGTGCTTCTTGCGCTGCCAACGATGTCGAGGTCGTTGGTGTACGCTTGTTGTCGAATAGCGTTATTTATAAGTGCTGCGCCAGTCTTAACCCGGAAGTCTTCTGAGCCAGCCGTTACGTTTTCAAACTGATTAGCAGTCGTTAAACTAACTTGATTCGCTGAACCAAACGGAAACGATGAAAGATTTGTTGCGTTGTTTGAGCTATTTGCTGAATCAAATCTGCCTGTACTGCCAACACTTGTCCAGTTAAAGAACGCACAATTCTTCATTGTGCTTAAAGCGCCGCCATAACGAAAATCAAAAGCCTGAGTTGCCCCATTGCCGTAAAAAACACTATTTATAAAGTTGCCGCTTGCCGTGCTTTCAAAACTTTGAATCAACACCGGCGATGTCGTGGCGCAATAAAATAGTGAATTGATAAAGTTTAATGTGCCGTTGAGTCCAAAAATTATAGATTTGTCATTGCCTTCGTTCACAGTAATACACTGCTTAACTGTCAAAGGCGAAGTAAGGTAAAAAATTCCATCCGCTGCGTTTGTAGTAGCAGCGGCTCGTCTAATTTGCAATCGAGTAAGCAAAACATCATAACCAGCGACGAAAATTGCCCCCCCATAGGAGCTAGTGCCTCTTATTGCAACCCCGTTTGCAGTGTTATATCTAAGCGCATTTGTTAATTTATTTGCATTATCAGCAAATGATTTGCCAGCCGCCGCGTCCAGCCATACATATCTTGTGGCGTCTGTGGTTACGCCACTAAACGTGACGTTTGTTGAAATAGTCCACTCGCCGTTTGTTCCGCCGCCTTCGTCGTAAAGCAGGCCTTTCCAAATCTGATCGGTCGATACAAGGTTGGCTGGGCAAGCGTCTTCCCATGCCTGAATTGTTGAATAATCTCGACCGGAACCGATTGTTCTAACGACAGTAGTTGGCATTTAATCACCCAGTATTACAACAGGCTCTTGAGTCTTAATGGTTTTCAAAGCCAACAATTTTGACGCTTCTACGTCAGTAAACTTTATAACCATCCCAGAGGCTATTACGCCGCGTAGCCACTCATCCCCGAGATTGAAAAACAGTTTCTTTTTGGCTGTTGTCTTTTCTTCTTGTTTTGGGTTTTTTCTAGGTTGAGTCATGTCTGACAAGGCCGCAGCAGGCAATCCGGGCAGTTGAAAAATCCTCCACTCTGGATTAGACACCTCCGCATCGCCCCATAAGTGCCCGTCTTCAACAATAACAACCACGTCACCAGCGCAATTTTGGTTTAGACGCTGGAAAAGCGAACTGCTTTCTTTGTCGATCACTCTGACAAGAATTTCACACATACGGGTCACTCCCAGCGGCGACTAAAGGATCGCCCATATCCCTGACGGCAAAAACACAAATCCAGACCGTGTTGTCTTCTAGCACGTCAATCTTGTGGCAAGTGTCTGCGCGAATAACGATGGGGCATGGAGCCTTAAAAGTTTTTGTGCCTTTTGGTTCGCCATTCTTTGTACACGCAATACGCAGCGAACCGCTTACCAGCAATGTCTGATGGTCGAAGTTGTGTTCATGCCCTTCGTGGCAATGCCCCGCTTTATGAGGGCCGTGAACACGCGAAAATACGTCACCGAAATAACACAGCACATCTGCCGAATGGGCAAGATTTTCATGGTGCAAGTCAATAATTTCTTGATCCGTCATTTTCAGTCTCTAGCACCAATAGCGGCGGTCGTCCTAACTCCAGGCACTGCGCTTGTGTGAGAATAAATTGATGAACCAATAATTCCTGTGTTTGAGGATATTGTTGGGGTTATGGGGCTGAACGAAGTGCTTACATCCGTAAACTGAGCCTCAACAAAATTGCTTCCACGATAATCAAAAATATAATTGCCGCCCAAACAATACCCAATAAACAAATTATTATTTATTGACACGTTTGTCGGAGTAAAGCCCGTCATTGCTGGAAGTTTTTGGGGATATTGCAAAAACAAAGGCCAAATAGGATGACTTGCGTTATCGTAAAATTTATTCCATGCAACAAAAGTATTGTGCTCAATAATAATGGACTGGTTTGTTCGCGTGTTAGCCTCTCCCGCAAATTCTATAGCGGCTCCGTTAGAATTGTCGCCGGAATAATCTTTCGCGATTATATTGTTCCGCATTACCAAATTTCCGCCATCCGGTATGTCAACAACATAGGCGTCTGTTTGCGGATTTGTTGCGTCCGCCCTAGCGCAAACAAAGTAATTTCCTTCAAGAATATTGTTTTGCGCTCTTGACTTAAATTCGTGCCCGTAAAAAGTTCCGGTCGAATAAGAGTTGGTCACATAAACAGTGTAATTTGAATCAACAGTGGAGGCATCAATATAAGCATTATGCTCAGGCCCGCTGTTTCCACCGTTGTTGATTAGCTCAACATTATCTAGCCGCAGCGTTCCAGAAGCGTTTCCGGTTCCTTTTATGCCATTCGCGCCTCGCGCTTTAAAGCCCGAGATTCTGACGTTTCGCACCGTTAGGTTTTTTGCGCTGTTTACATACAGCCCAGACTTGCCAATGTATGTTGCACTTCCGCACTGAATGTCAAAATTCTCAAATACGACATTTTCGCATTCATCAAAATACACCAAGGCATTGTTCAAATTATTGTAAGACGCACCGACGCCGGCGGCGCAAGTAATGAGCGGCCTAACTCCGCCGATGGTTTTCCCGCGTATTGTGATGTTCCTTGGGATGTATTTTGTTCCACTTAAAAAATCAGCGTAATTTTTATAACTTGCGCCTATGTACGGCTGGTCTGAATCTTGGTCATAAACGGCTGGATATACTTCAAAAATATCCCCGTCCATCATGTTTGTATAGGGCGTTCTGTGGAATGCCCCGACCGAAACGTCTAATGCAGGATTTAGATAGATATCCCCTGAAGACGTACCTCCGGTGCTGCCAAGTGTTGTGTATGTTGCAATCACAGCACCGCCGCGTATTTGGTCAATCCTTTTTGTACCGCTTGTCGCGGGATTGGCTTGAGCGGTTCTGGTTGGCGAAGTCCAAATCCAGTT